GAAATCAGAAAAGAACCTGTCTCGATGAGTGTTTATCTCGTCGTTGATAGGCCCTCCAATGGTTACTCCGTTGCGGAAGCGAAGAAATTGGTTGAAGGCCTTGTCGGTCTTCTCTCAGCTTCTACGTATTCGCTTACCGAAAAGGTCCTCGGCGGAGAGAGTTAATACTCTCTCTGCTCTAGACCTGCTTCTTGATTATCTTGAGAAAGATTTTTCATGAAGCATTTCGGAATGGAATCTCTGTACTCATGGTTCATCTTGAATCATGGGTAGAGTCCTTAGAAAGGAGGTTGTGAATGCGCGGAGATTATGATTATCACCACGCTACTTCCGGAACCCAGCATGTTGTGACGATCTTTTTGATCATCATTGCATTCTTGGCTCTCGGAGGTCTTTTCATAGGCCTGAATATCCTCGACCACTTGTAGTGGTTCACGGGTTGGAATCCGTTGGATATTCTCCCTTCAGTGTGACAGGCTCAGGATAACCACCTCTATTAGGAGGGGCTATGAAAAGCCTGCTATCACTCTGGAATGTGCTAGCTGAAGAACTAGCTAGTAGATGTTGCACGAGCACCACCAAGGACATTAAAACTGTCCTTGAGCGGACCAAACACGAGGGATTATCGTTTCTTACGATATCCCTTCCAACCTTTGGGAAAGACATTAGTTATTGTCTCGACCAAGGGTTCGTTGTTCCCAAAGCCTTTCCTTCTTTTAAGAAGATAGGCTCGTGTCTCCCCTCATTTTTGAGAGGTTTCACGGAACAGGTGTTTGATCCTGTATCTGGTGTCCTATTGGATAAGCCGAACATTGAAGCAATCTATGCCATAAGACAGTTGACTCTGATCTTTGGCAAGATGCTTCTACCATGCACTCCCGAAAGGGAGCGCACGGCTATGTCCGACTATGTCCAATGTGATAAGGAGGTCGGTAATGTCGAGTCCTGTCTACCTAATTCTGACTTTTCTGAATTTGGTCGTATGGCTCAACTGTTGTTTGGTGATCTCTTCACTCACGTAGACCGAGTGGTCTACAATGGTGAAGTAGTACCCAAACACGGTCCCGGTGCTGTTGCTGAGAAACTTACCAGTAATGGTAAGTACTCTTCACAGTACTGGACCGACCGTCTTGAGGCGGTCTTCCATGTTGGAGACTTCCTCTATCCAAATGCTCGGTTTGTATCCGAGTATGAGGCAGACGGTATCCGATTCCTAGAACCCGGTTCAGAGCTACCCTCTCGGGTGGTCTCTGTCCCTAAGACGCAGAAGGCACCGCGTATAATTGCCATTGAGCCCTCCTCTGTTCAATATGTTCAACAGGGGATGCTTGAGGCAATTATGCAACATATTCGTTCTACCTTTTTGAACGAATTTATCGGAACCGATGATCAAACGCCTAACCAGCGTTTAGCCATGGAAGGTTCTCTTAATCGAGACCTTGCCACGCTAGATCTTAGCGAGGCTTCCGATAGGGTGTCAGCTAAGCTCGTTGAAACCCTCATGCATCGCCACCCTCTCTCACGAGAGGCTGTCTTCGCATGTCGGTCACAACGGGCCTCTGTGCCTGGAGAGGGAGTTATATCTCTCTCCAAGTTCGCGTCTATGGGTTCTGCTCTCTGTTTTCCGTTTGAGGCTATGGTTTTTCTTACCATAATCTTCCTCGGAATTGAGAATGAGCTAGGACACCAGTTTACCAATAAGAGGGAATTTCTTCCTTATATTGGTAGGGTGCGTGCCTACGGGGACGATTTAATTGTCCCTGTAGAGTATGTGCATACCGTTGTCGACCTTCTTGAGCACTTTGGTGCAAAAGTTGGCCGCCCCAAGAGTTTCTGGAATGGATCATTCCGGGAGTCTTGTGGGAAGGAGTACTATGCCGGTCATGACGTTTCCATTGTCAAGGTCCGTAGAGTATTTCCTTCGCATCGGCAGCAGGTTGCTGAGGTAGTTTCACTTGTCTCTCTCCGTAACCAAATGTATCAATTTGGAAATTGGGAGGTTGCCAAGTGGTTGGATGTTCGTATCGTTAAGACTATCAAGGTCTTTCCGAACGTACTTCCGACTAGCCCAGCGTTGGGTCGTCATTCCTTTCTCGGTTATATTTCTGAGAAGGAAGACGAGTACCTTCACAGGCCCTTGGTTAAGGCCTGTGTGGTATCGTCTATTTCTCCTCGAGATCCTCTCGAGGGATCGGGCGCTCTACTCAAGTTCTTCCTTAAGCGTGGCGTCGAACCCACGTTTGATGAGAGGCACTTGGAACGTGCTGGACGTCCTCGTACCGTCAACAACAAAACGAGGTGGGTACCCCCTTACTAGGGGATCCCTGGACTTCGGACATATTGTCCGATGGCTCTTAATTGAGCCAGGGGGGTCTTGCGACCCCCAGGGTCTGTT